GGCCTTGGCCTTCTCAGCTTCGGCAGCGGCAGCGGCCTTCCTGGCCTCGGCCTCGGCTTCTGCACGGGACTGCAGCTCGCGCACCATTGCCGCCAGCTCCGCTTCGCGGTCTCCTTCTTCCAGCGCGTTCCAGTCGGCAACGGTCAGGCCAGTGTGCTCGAACGCCTGGCGAACCACTTCGCCCAGCTGCACGGAGACGCCCTCGCCCAGCTCGATGTTGGCCGGCAGCACGTTGGAGCCGAGCAGCGATTCCTGTGCCGGTGCGCTGGGCTTGCCGCCCTCGGCGATCAGGATCTCGGCCTTGAGCCAGCCCTGCACTACCGAGTTCTTCTTCAGCTGCTCCCAGCCATCGACCGGGGTCTGCACGCCCGGCTGCAGAATGGTGCCATCCGGGAGGCCCAGCGGGCCCTTGTAGTTGTTCGTGATTTTCATGCTTCGCTCCGATGTGGCCCCAGCGCGTGGCTGGGGCCGTGGGGATCAGATGCCGTCGAGGTAGACGACTTCCTTGGGCAGGCGCACGTCCAGGCCGCCCAAGCGCATCACGCCCGGGATGTCCCAGCGCAGCGGGCCGCTCTGCCAGGCCGGCAGGAAGCGGTGCGGCATCGGCATGTGCAGCTTCAACACCTGCGGATCGTTGCGGTACGCCACCAGGCGCGTGGTGCCGCCGACGCCGGCGGTATCCAAGCCGCGCACGCCGCGAAGGGTCAGCTGCTGGCCGGTCTGCACGGTGTAGACGTTGTTGGCCAGGAACCACTGCAGGATGGTCATGTCGCTCTGGTCGCTCATCTTGCGAGTCGCGATCAGCAGGTACTTCGTCCACGGCAGCAGCAGGGTGTTGGCGATCGAGGCGGTGTTCGTGCCGTTGAACACGTTGAGCAGCGCCTGGTTCAGCGTGGCCACGATCAGCTGCGAGTCGGTGGTGGCGTCCCAGCTGCCGGTCGGCGCGGCCACAGGGGTAACGCCAGCCGCGTTGAACAGGCCGGTGAAGCCCTTGCTGGAATCACCCAGCAGGGCCACGCGATCCACCATTTCCTCCGATGCACGGCGCGCTGCTGCGGCATCTTCGGTGGACAGGTTGATGCCCAGCATCTGTGCGCGGCCGACTTCCTCCCAGCCGAAGCCGTAGCCGATGCCGGCGGTGTAGACCGGGGTCTCGGACTTCGCGCGGGTAGTGCCGGCCTTCGGGATGTCGTCGGCGTTGCCATTGATCCAGTTGGCGGTGCCGAACTGGTCCTGCGCGAAGTAGGTCACCGAAGTGGCGAACTCGCTGCCCGAGGTGTCCACCGGCACCAGGGTGCGGTACTGCACATCCGGGTAGACGGTGCGGTAGACGCCCGGCTCGATGATCGAGGCCTGGGCGACCACGAAGCCCAGTGCTGCCTGGGCGTCGATCAGGGGAATTGCGCTCATGTGGTTGGCTCCTTAGCCGAGACGGACGACGGCCAGCTGGCCGGCGGCGGTGGTGCTGGTGTCCCAGCTGGCACCGGGAATTGCGGTGTTCCCGGTGGCGGCGTTGGTGAAGGCGCCGGCGGCGGTCAGGTAGACCGCATCGCGCGCGGCGACGGCGACCGAGGCGACGACCGTGATGTCGCCCTTGGTGCGGACGCGCGCGGATTCGCCCACGCCGAACGCATCGGTGGCGCGGCCGGTGACCTGGCCCGCCGTCACCGTCAGGCCAGACGCCGAGCGGTCCAGCAGCGCGATGCCGACGTACTTGCCGCCGGCGAAGGCCTTCACCGACTTGTCGGTAGAGCCCTGCTCCACGGCCTTGCCGAAGGCGATGGCCGCACCCTCGACGGTGCGGGAGATGTCGGTGGCCGGCAGCATGGTCGCCGGCGCGCCCGCAATGGCGGCCGGCTGGGTGTCAGGGTAGTTGGTCTGCAGTGCCATGGCTTAGGCCTCCTTCTGGCCGGCGGTGCGGTAGTCCAGGCCGGCCACGGACGCGGCGTAGCCGTTGTCCTGCACCGGCTGGCGGTGGGTGGTGCGGTCGCCGAGGGCAACGACCACCGGGTCGCGCGGCTTTGCCTGGGCAAAGAGGCCATCGAACAGCGCTTCGACGTAGGCCTCATGCTTGCCGGCCACGGCTGCGTCACCGAGCTTGGCCACCACGGCCGCCTTGCGGACGTCGGCGTCGCTCTTGCCGCTGTAGTCGGCGTCGTGCACGGCCTTGGCCTTGGCGATCAGGTCGCCGCGCTGCTGCACGCGCTGGTCCAGGTCCGCGTCGCTGAGGACCTGGTTCTTGAGCGCGTCGCGCTCGCCCTCGACCTTCGCGATGGCAGCATCCTTGGCGGCGATGGTCGCCTGGTGGGCAGCCGCGGCAGTGCCAGCGGCGGTGTGGGCGTCTTGGAGCTGCTGCTGCAGCTTGCCGATGGCGGCGGCCGACGCGTCGGTGCACTCGACGGGCAGGCCGTCGACCACCACGATGCGGGTCTGCTGGTTGCTCATGTGGTTCTCCTGCGGTTGGGGATGGGCGCTCGGATCCGGTGCACCGGGGGTGCGCCCATCCCCGATGCGAAACTGGGAGCCGGCCCGGCCACGGCGACACATGGCCAGGTGGTTGTTGCGGATGTTGATTTGTTTGGCCTGGTAGGCCTCGCCGTCGGGGGTTACGCCGTCCTCCCATACGATCTCGGCCGAGTAACCCTGAGAGAGCTCACGCTTGCCAGACTCCCAGTCGGCGATGGCCGCCTGGTCCATCAGAACCAACGGGACGCGCACGCGCGTTTCGTCATGCGAAACCTCGTCGCCGGTCTGTCCGACCGCGTACTTCTTCCAGTTGTCGGCGGTGACCATCTCCGGTGGGTGGTCATTCGTCATGGGTCGGTGCGCGAAGCTGCGCAGCGTTGCGTCGGAGAAAACCTCCTCCGGTGGCCGGTAAACCTTGACCTTCAGCAGGGCGGGCCGACCCAGCTCCTCACCCAGGTATTCCTGGATGCCGGTGCGGGCCACGTAGGCATCGGCCACGAGATAGCCGTCCGCAGTGCGGCGGGGAGCCGACACCGAGACACGATCAGTCAGGAACACCATGGTCAGTCCTCGCGGATCTCTTCGAAGATTTCCGGGCCCAGCACGATGCGGCCGCGGTACGGCTCGACCTTCGACAGGTCGACGGTTGCCTTGGTCAGGCTGATGTGCGGGGTGTATTCCGGCCAATCGTAGGAACCACCAGCGCGGATGATGCTTTCATGCCGCCAGGACAGCTGCGACGACGCGAACAGGATTACCGCCGACATACCGCCCAGCGGCTCTACCGCGCGCGGCCCGCCTTCCGGGATCACCAGCTCATCCTTGCCGCTGTTGCTCCACTCGTTTGCGTTGCCGGCCTTGATCCAGTCGAAGGCCTGCCGCGAGTAGGCAACGGTGACGTGCAGGTCGCCCTGCAGCTCGCCGATGCCTTGCTCCTTCGCCCAGGCTGCGATCTCTTCCGCGTTCATCACCTTGCGGCTGACGTAGAGCGAACGCGGCTGAGCATCGGTCACCGGCACTGCCGCTGCAATCTCCTCGTCGTCCTCGCCCGGTTCCTCCTGCGGCGTCGACTTGCCGTACTCCAGCATCTCGGCTTCCAAGCCTGGCGCGACACCTGCCTCGGTCAGCATGTTGACCGCCACCGTCGACATGACCTCATCCGGCAGCAGCTTGGTCTCAGCGATGGTCTTGATGGTCTCAGCGGTGGTCTTGCCGATGGCCGCGCGTTCGGTGTCGGTGGTCTGCCACAGGCTGCGCCAGTTGTAGAACACCTCCGGCGGCCGACTGCCCAGCGCGGAGCGGATCAGGCATTCATCGAGGATCTGCAGCGACGGCTGCAGCACCAGCTCCTGGTTGCTGCTGATGCGGTCGTAGTAGTTCCGTAGGTCGCTCTCGCCGCTAGCGTTGAGACCGCCCGGCGACTGGCCCAGAAGGCGAGTCATAGGGATGTCGGAGGCGCCGGACGTGAGCTGCATGAACCCCATCAGCAGGTCGACCAGACCGCCGAACTGCGCCTGCTTCTGCTCGTACTCTTCCTCCGCGTCCAGCAGCAGCGCGCCGTTGACGCCCTTTGCCATCGCCGCGAGGGTCAGGCGTTGCAGGACCTTCTGCTCGTACTCCGGGTCGGCCAGGCTCGACATGAAGTTCGGGATCTTGATGACATCGACCTTGGCCTCAAACACCAGCGAGGCGATGTTCGCCGCGCTGGCATCAGCATCTTTGATTGCCTTGCTGATGGCCAGAAGCACCGAGTCGCCCCACCCGTCGCCGATGCCAGATTCCGGATCCGGCTTTTCCGCGCCGTGCAGGATCACCAGGCGCGAAGGGTGAATCTGCACCTGGCCAGCCGTACCGCTGGTCAGGGTGTAGGACGCCGGCAGGCCGTACCCTGGCGATTCCGGGTCAAGGTCCTGCCCGCCGGCCTGCAGCACACGCTTCGAGAGAACGTTGATGTGGCGGATCCCGCCCTTGCCAATGGACTCAGGCTTCAGCGGCAGCATCGGGTCTGATTGGCCCGTCCCAATGTAGAGCGCGGCGCCGCCGGTGAGCCGTGCGCGGATCATCGCCCTCAGCACCTTCTGCTGCAGGCCCAGCCGCTTCTCCTCAGCCTCGAGTGCGGTGATCTGCTTCTGGTCTGCGCTCCATCCGCGCCACTTCCGGCAACTGTCCATCGCCGGGATGTCGATCACCTTACGCGCCAGCCAAGTGCCGCGGTAGGCGTTGTCTGCCTCCTGCTCCGACAGTGTCGGCATGCCGTAGAACGTCGATGCCGCCTTGTCGCGCGGCGTGCCCAGGTTGGCAACCAGGTTGACGAGGCCGTCCCTGATCTGTGCGATTTTGCCCATCAGAGTGCGTCCCCGAGGTTGTAGGTGCTGCCGGTGACCAGCTCAGCGAATCCGCCTGACAGCGCGTCGCCCTGGTCGTCGTGCTTTGCGTTGGGTATTTCGCAGACTTCGTCCAAGAACGCCTGATTCCATGGCGCCCTCACCAATTTCACATTTCCGGCTTCTGCCTGGGCCTCCACCGGGGTCAGGCGTACTTGCTTCGAGCCAGACTCAAGCACGGCCTTCACGTCCCAGCCGGCCAGCAGCTTCACCTGGTGAGCAGCGTTGCTCTTGCCAGCGGCACCCGGGTCTTGCGGGATGCGGACCTTGATGGCCTTGCCGTCCTGCAGAGCGGTGTTCCTCAGCAACCGCTCGACGCCGGCGGGCGATACCTGGTCGCGTACCACGTCCAGTACGTAGTAGATGCCGCCGACTTCGCCCAGCAGCAGGCCTACCGTGTAGTCAGGGTCGCTGCTGGTCTTCTCTTTGGGATCGGTCGCAGCGAAGTCCCAGCGCCTCACCTTTCGCGCCGCCGAGATGGCCGGCGCGGCGTCCACAATCTCGAACCACTCGCGCTTGAACATGCCGCCGTCGCGTGGGGTCGGTCGTTGCTGGTACTGGCCGGCCCACGCATACGAGCCCTTGGCGCGCTTCAGCCGGTCCACTTCCAGGCGCGGGAAGCGCTCCGGGAACAGCAGCTCGCCCTCTTCGGTACGTGGATCTTCGAAGAACAGCTCACCATCGATGTAGGTGCGGCACGGGCCGCCAGTCTTCTTGCCGTCCTTGTCGACCCGCTCCGCCTCAAACTCCATCGGGAGATTGAGGTGGACGAAGCCCAGGTCCAGCTCCATCGCCACCGCTGCAACGTCCTGCTGGTGCAGGCGCTGCATGATGATGACCATGGCCGACGATGTGATGTCGTTGAGGCGGTCGGTGATGCCCTCCCGGAAGATGCGGACGGCAGTCTTCCGTTCGGCGTCGCTCTCGGCCGTCTCGGTCGAATGCGGATCGTCCACCTTCACCCGGTCGCCGCGGCCACCGGTCATGGAACTGAAAGGCCTGGCCTCGCTGAAGCCGTTACCGGTGTTCTCGAACTTTCCCTTGGCGTTCTGGTCGCCCCGCAGCTTCATCGGCCAGGCAGCCTGGAACTGGTCGCTCTCGATGAGGCGCCGCAGCTTCAGGTTGTCGCGCAGCACGTTCGGCTGGCTGTAGGAGGTGGCCAGCGTCTGCAGGTCCGGGCGGCCTACTGGGCCCCATTCCCACGCCGTCCAGAACACCATCAGCAGCGACTTCATCATGCCCGGGGGCACGGTCATCAGAAGGAACTGGATACGGCCTTCGGTGACTGCCTCCAGGTGCCGGCACATGGCCCGCAACGCCCATCCGAACTTCAGCGGTCTGGTCGGCTCCAGAACCCGCCAGTGCTCCTTGATGAAGCCCTCCAGCGTCTGCGATCGCGCCCGGATGCCTTCGACGTCCTCCGCGATGCGCGCGCGCTCCCGATCAGCCGCCCTCCTCGCCCGCTCCGCCCGAATCTCCGCCAGCGTCGGCAAGCGGACCGAGGATCTGTTCAAGGCGGTCGAGATCATCGTCTGAGAGGTTCTTCAGGTCGTAGGTGCCCACGGCGCCGCTGTGCTTGTGCTTCTCCACCAGCAGGCCGGCCAGCTTCCCCTTGCCCATCGTGGCGGTCACCGCCGCGCTGGCCTGTTTCTCCTTCAGCGCCAGCTTCCGGGCCTGCTCCAGCTCGGCCATCAGGCTGTCGACGGTCACCTCGGCTTTTTTGGCCACCTTCTGCTGGCCGGCGCGCACCGCAGCCTGGATGCGCGGCTCGCTCAGGAGCCGGGAACCCTGCTGCTTCGCCGTCCTGTCGCTGTACCCAGCGCGGATGGCCGCCTGGGTGCCGTTGTGGTCCTGCAGGTATTCCTGGACGAACCGCTGCTGCTTTGGGGTAAGCGCAGCGGCGGGCTTGGCAGCCATCAGCTGAAGAACCCGCCCCACCAAAGCAGGGCCAGGATCAGCGAGGAAGCGACGATCGTGGTCCAAGCATTGTGCCGGGAAGGCTTCCGAACCTGACCGTGCCGCGCCAGCTCCAGACCGATGCCTACAAGGACCAGTGCAAAGTAAATGGCCTGCGGCCAACCGATGTTCATGGGTAACTCTCCTGGCGGTCTGCCGCGATCACGGCTTGGCAGGCGAGGACGTGGTCGTCTGCGTCTCGTCCGATTTGAACAAGAGCGCCCGCGACCTCTGCTCGTAGTTGGGCGTGCGCATCACGTTCGATGGCGCCGGCGACAGCTTCGGACAGGCGAGCGGTATTGCAGGTGGCGAGGTCGTCGCGCAGCTGGAGGCTGCCATCACGCACGCCAGCAGCAACAGCAGCAGGGACGGCCGTGGCCGCAGTGCGATCTTCTTCATGCTTGGCTCCGATGGTGGCCATGGTGTCGGCCTGCTGGTGCTCGACGGCGCGGGCCTGGTTGAGCTGCTGCACCTGCACGGCGCTGGCAGTTGCCTGCTGTCGCGCCTGCCCGGTCTTTGCGCGGTCACCACGCCAGGCCCAACCGGCACCGAACATGCCAGCGGACCAGGCGACGAACACCAGCAGGTAGATGGTGATCCGGTTCACGGCTCGATCTCCCTGCCGACGGTGATGGGGGAGACCACTGCGCAGTCCTGCGGCAGCAGACAGCACGTCAGCTCGAGCAGTTGGTCGATCACCCAGCACCAGACGTGCAGCACAGGGATCTTCGGCGTCCCGGTGACCTGGTCCTCGCTGTCCACGCGGAGCCAGGCAGGAACCCCGAAAAGGCTGCCTTCATGGGTCATGCCATTGGCCAGCGCATCCTCCTTCGTGACGTAGATCAGCTCTCGCATATCAGCCTCCCGACCTGCGGGTCATGCCAAAGAAGTAGCCGATCACCATGCCTGTGGCGTTGTTCAGGCCGCCGACCAGCATGCCGAACGAGTCCTTGTTCTCGGCGGGGATCGCCACCGCCACCAGAGCGGCCATGGCCAGGCCGAGCATGGTCAGAACAAGCACGGCGATGCCGACGCGCGCAGCGCCGATGTTGCGGGTCGCGAAGGTCATGCGGCACCTGCCAGTGAGTGAATTTCCTCCAGCGCCCAGTGATAGAGCGGCTGGTCGATAATGGTCACGCGGGTGAGGCGCTTGCCGCGCACCACCTTCACCGCCACCTGGGTCGACTGCTGGACCGCCAGCAGTACAAACGCAATGCGCTGCTTGGTGGGGTCCGGCTCCTGCAGCACCGCCAAGGCGTCGCTCACCATCTCGCGGATGGCCAGCAGCAACTCGGCGGTGGGGTTCTTGGCCTTCTGGTTCTCCAGCACCACCAGCACGCCCTGCAGCTGGTTGACCGGCGAGAGCTTGGCCTTCTTCTTGGCCACCGACATCAGTTGTCCTTGGCGGCGTACCGCAGGTTGCCGGCTACTCGCCGGGTCCAGCCTCGCCCGAAGGCGTCGAATGTCCCCAGCTTTGCGTAGAACTCCAGGCGCTCTGCGTTGAACAGCAGCACCAGGTCTGCGGGGTCTGCCTGAGCAACAGCAGCCAGCGTTCGTGGCCCGACGATCCCGTCGTCAGCGACGCCGGCGGCGCGCTGCAGCCAGCGGACGGCGTTGCCGATCCCGTGGTTCACAGCCGCATCCAGTGCCTGGAAGGCGAAAGCCTTGGGCAGCTCGTCGCCCCGCACCCGCTGCCAGAAGTCCCGACGGTAGATCTCCACCGCGTCAGCGCGGGTCAGCGCCCGGATGTTGAGCTGTGGATAGGAGCGCTTGCTGATGCCCCACTGGGTTTCGCCGCCTGGATCACGCGGGTCGTTGACGTAGCCGCCCTCATGGGCCAGCACCCGGTCGATGATCTGGTCGAACTGGCTCATAGGGTGTTCCTGCATAGGTGCCCGCCCCGCAACCGGCTGGTGCGCGAGGATGTGGTTGGTCCGGGGGGCTGCGGGCGTAGGTGGTGGGATGACGTGGAGTCGAACCACGCGAGTCGGAGACGCCGGATTTACAGTCCGGCCCAGCGCCCATCTGGCAACTCATCCCGATGTAGGGCCGATCACCACCGCTACCTAGGCGCTTCCCTGCGCCGTAGCGCCAGGGATGCAAACCGCCCGGTTGCGTAGACGCCAGCCCCAATCGCCTCACGGCGAGCGGAGGGGAGTTCGGCGCGGTGGTTGATCGGTGTTCGGCTCTGAAACGCGAAAACCCGGCACTTGGCCGGGTTTTTCAGAGGGAATTCTTGAAGGTCGCAAAATTCGACCATTTGCTGACGACAATGTCAAGCAGCGAGTCGCATACCCCTCAGATAGTCCAGTGCCTTCGACAGCTCATAGCGGTACTGGCGGGCGGTCAGCGCGGGCTTTTCACCCTCCACCTTTGGAAGCGGCTCTGCGCCAACAATCCTTGCAATCTCTGACTCGAACCGCTCGCAAGCCATCCTTGCCCGAGCCTCTGGCCCTGCGTTGGACGGCGCGGTGAACTCTACCCTGATCACAATGGATCGCAGGAGGTAGTTCCTCGCCATCGCTGCCAGCGCCCGGTCCACCCAGCGCAGATCATCGGGCGTCCCCATATCGACTGCGATCTCCGCGTTGTCGTGCGGGTGGTCGGCGTCATTGGACGCGCGGATCGGATCGGCCGCCCACATGGGAACGATGCTCAACCCCTTCACACCAGCTCCAGCCGCCATGATCCGCCGCCGCGCGCTACCAACGCGCGGAGCCAGTTCGCGAACGGCCAGATCCTTCTTCATCGGCGCGCTGTCCCGGACCTTGTCCAGCACGTGGATACTGCGGTCTCCCCTACTCAGCGCAAATCGATTCACTTGGGCGTGCCCCCAGCGGCGCAGTTCTTCGGTCAGCGGATCAGTGTTGCGCATCGCGCATCCCCTCCAGTACGGCGTCATCGAATCGGAAAACCGGCAGCTTGCTGTCGGTGTCGCAGGAGCCGGCCCGGTCGGGCCAGCCCTTGCAATGGAAGCCCGCGGTGCCGGCGGCGCGGAACTGGCAGACCGAGCAACGGCCGTGCTTCTGCACATAGGACCGGTACCGCTTCTGCATGCGTAGTTCGGCGCCCGTCATGCGGCTTTGTCCTGGTCGCGAGCCAACGCCGCTTCGCCGGCTTCCACCATCTCTTTGAGCGAGCGCCGACTCTGGTGCATCGTGTAGCCGGTCCGCTCTTCAATCTCCTGGTACTTGGCAAGCAGCTCAGGCCGGTGCCGGGCACCGTTTGCTATGTCCCGAGCGCTACCCATGATGCAGAACACGCAGCTCAACCGATCGTTCCCTGCAGCGTAGGCCCAGTGCGGCTCCTGGCCGGCACCACGGATGACCTCGAAAACTTCGTTGGTAGACATGGCGTGGATGGGCAGCCACTCGTACCAACTGCGACCGGCAACGCTGTTCCGAGCGGACCAAGACATGGCCGGCCTCTTTGACCTGCCGGGGCTCTCTGCTGCCCGGATGCCAAGGCAGGTCACGATAGTCTTCATCCCGCGCTCGGCGGCGTACCTGCGGATCTCCCGCTCTATCGGCCCCCGCTTGAGGTCCGAAGTGCACTGACGGTTCGACGCCGATGGCCAGCACGACGAGTTCGGACCAGGCCTGACCTTGAAACGGTGCTCGACCATATCGAATAGGGTCTTGACCGCATGGGCCACGATGAACGGAAGCCCGGCCGCCTGAGCCTGCTGCTCCGCATGCTCCAGCGCCCCCTCCCATTCCGCCTCGCCGAGCGAAGCATGGATAACGAGAATCTGCTGGCGCGGCACGATCTCCAGCAAGCGAATGAGCATCGCCTGGGAATCCTTGCCGCCGCTGTGGTTGGCCACGAAAAGCGCGCCCTGATCGATCAGCTCTTGCACAGTCGGAAGGGTCTCAGCGGTCACCAGATTCATGCTGCTACCCCCATGGCCAGCTGGTGCTCAGCCCAGAGGCCGATCAGGAGCGCGTCCGCCCGGCCGTTGTCCTTCTTCCGCTGCAGCTGCAGCGCAGCGGCCGGGAAGCGCTGGATCGCCAGCAGCCGAGCGGCGTCCTTGTCCTGACCAGTCAGCCCGAAGCGGCGCTTCCAGCTGGCCGGCTCTGCCCGCAGGTATGGAATGCCCAGCAGCTCGAATGCCGCCTTGGCCTTGCCGTAGTGGTCGCCGAAGTTGAAGGACGACTGGGGACCGGCCTTGCGCTCCTCCTTCCCGTCCGGCCCCTTCCTGGGCGGCATCGCGCGCACCCTTTCGATCACCCCCACTACCTCTGCCCCAGGGTTGAGGTCCTTCGCCGCTCGAATGAACAGAGCGATGCCGCGGGCATCGACCTCCTGGTTCTCCCCGACGGTCAGCAGCGGCATGTCGATCACCGGCCCTGCTGCTCCGTCGACCAGCGCCGCGATGGCGCCGGTCCGGCCGGGGTCGATGCTGATAATCAGGCGGCGGGTCGCCATGAGTTCTTCTCCAGGTGCTGTTTGATCAGGGTGTTCTGCAGGTCCAACAGGTAGTCGTCGGTGCCGACCTCCTGGCGGAACTTGCGGGGTTGGCGCGCATAGGACGGTCCGAACAGTTCCTCGCAGCGGGCAGCGGACATGCCGCCGAACGGCTCGCCGCGGTGGGACCACGGATTCAGGCCGATGGTGTAGTCATGCCCTCGCCGCTTCTGGCCATGCTTCCCGCCGACGGTCAGGTGGTGCTCCTCGGCCGGCACAGGCTTCTCGCCGAACCGGATCCCAAGGCTGTACGCCACGATGCACCCGATGTCCTTGATGGCGTCGAGCCGGGCCTGTTGGGCCTTGGTCTTGTTGCCTGTGGAGCGACCGCGCTTCATGCTTCGATCTCCAACAAGGCCAAGGACAGACCGTGATCGACGTCAACGTGGCGGATGCCATCTACTGCTCCCCACTTCAGCTGATCTGCCAGCCATTGGACTGGTGGTCCTCTGCGGCCAGCTGGGCGCAAGCAATTCTCACTGTCGCCACCTTCCTTGGCACGGTGATCTACCAGGCCAGGCAAAATTCCGCACGAGACTTGGCGGAACGGAATCGCGCAAGGCGCGAGACAATCGTCAGACGCCGGCGGGAGATGGCGCTCGCCAGAGTCATCGCCGCCCGCGAACTCCGACGCTGGCGCCGCGCAATTCGATCGCTCGCGAGCCAGACCTTCGAAGACGAAGAGAAAGAAATCGCGTGTGCGCGACAAACACTCGAACAGATCCGCTGGGAGGGAACCTCGGATGAACTGGTGATGCTTGGCGAGGTAGCAGAAATTCTGGTGGATCTCATAACCACCGCTGACGAGATCTCCGACAGCCTCGCTCATCCGTCGTTCCAACCTCTGCCCATTGGGGCAAGTGTGACTATCCAGGAGCTGCGAGATCTGTGGAAGCGGCTGGAGGCTGGTATCACCCGCGCACTGGAGTCGATGGAAAATACGCAGAATCGCCTCGCTGAGCATTAAGAAGCCCTCCGATTCTGCCCGGCCATGTTCCAGAACTCGGCGCGCACGTCGTCGAGCATCACGTGGGTGTAGCGCTGGCCTATGTGCTCGGTTATGCCATCGAAAAGGACCTGGAAGCGGTCCTGTTCCATTTCGTCGAAGGACAGGCTCTCGGCCTGCTTGACCATCAGGCGGCCAACCCCGGGGACGTCGATCTCCATTTCCTCGCAGCAGGTGCCGGACTCACGTTGTAGGCGCTTCACCGCATCGTGGCTGCCCAGCTGCTCCCACCCTTCAACGTTGTCGACCATCAGCTGGCCTATCTTGTGCACCAGGCGATGCTGCCAACCTTCCCGGGGCTGTTTCAGCTCAGCGCGGACTTCGCGCCCTACCTTGAGCTTGCGCTCGCGCAGCAGGCGCTGGTCCACATCATGGGCCGGCACCAGGGCGCCAATCAGCTCCCCCGTGCTGGGGTCGATTAGCTTGGCCACCACCAGGTAGATCGGTCGGCGCGCCCGCTTTGCGCGGATCTTGCGCGCTGCTGCTGTCATCGCGGTCATGCGTCGTCTCCTGCGGCTAGGTCGCGGCGGCTGCGACGGCGGCGGCCCGAAGCCGGCACGTCGAATTCATCATCGCCACCGCCGACGGTCGACGTTCCCTTCAGGTTGTAGTTCGGCCGCGGGCCGGTGTAGTCATCGAAGGCACTGCACTGCAGCCGGTGCTGCAGGTAGCAGGTGCCGGTCTCGCCCTGGCGGTTCTTCGCCACGATCAGTTCGGAGATCCCCGGCGCGCCGCAGGCTTCCTTGCTGTAATAGTCGTCGCGGTACAGGAAGGCGATCACGTCGGCGTCCTGCTCGATGGCACCGGACTCGCGCAGGTCGGCCATGCCAGGGCGCTTGTCCGTGCGAGCCTCCAGGCCTCGGTTCAGCTGGGACAGTGCGATCACTGGGCACTTCAGATCCTTGGCAAGCCCCTTCAGCTTCCGAGAAATGTAGGAAACCTCAGCCGTTCGGTTCTCCGACTTTGCAGGGCCGGTCAGCAGCTGCAGGTAATCCACCACGATCAGGCCCAGCCCGCCGGCCACCTTGGCGTGCATGCGGGACGCCCGAGCGGCAAGCGCGTCAACGGATAGAGCACCGCAGTCGTCGATCGCCAGCGGCAGTGTGTGCAGATAGTTCCGAGCCTGCGACAGCCGGGCCCATTCGTCGTCGGTCAGCACGCCCTTCGCGCGCATGCGGCTCAGGTCGACGCCGGCATGCGCTGCCATCAGACGCATGCTCCACTGGGAAGCGGACATCTCGAGGCTGAAAGCCGCGACGTTCGTGCCACCAGCAGCTGCATCCTCAGCCCAGTTCAGGGCGTGGGCGGTCTTGCCCATGGACGGACGAGCGGCCAGCACCATCAGGTCAGTCGGCTCCAGATACGGGATCTTCCGACGCACGCTGCTCCACTTCGGCACCAGGCCCGGCGTGCCCTCCCCGTGGTACCTGGCCTCCATTTCGTCCCATGCCTTCTGCACGCCGCTGCGCACCAGCACCAGGCCACCGTTGCCGCTGGACTTCACGGTAAGGCTGGCCAGCTTCGTCGCTGAAGCAGAAACGACCTCCTCCGCTTCGTCGTCGCTGGCGCCGTAGGCGCTGTCTGCGATGTCGGTGGTGGTCTCGATCAGTTGCCGCAACAGCGCCTTGTTGCGAACGATTTCGGCATAGGCGCGGACGTTGGCCGCCGAGGGTGTGCTGCCGGCGAGGTCATAGACGGTGGCAACCAGCTCCTGCGCGCCGATCTCGACGTTGGCCGTGATCCAGTCGCCCACGGTCACCCCGTCCACTTCGCGCTTCAGGTCGGCCACGCCACAGATGCCTTGGTAGATCAGCTGGTGCTCGCGGCGGTAGAAATCCTCCGGCGCCAGCTGGTCGCGAACCTGCGCCAGCGACTCGCCTACCAGCAGCAGCGCGCCGAGGACCGCCTGCTCTGCCGGTACCGAATGGGGCGGCACGCGCAGCTGTGCGACGTTGTCCAGGTAGTCGGGGACGGCGTTCACGCGGCCTGCTCCTGCAGGGCCAACTGGTCCTGCCGCTCACGCTCGCGCTCGGCATCCCGCTCCCGCTTCACCTGCACGCCAGCCGTCGTCAGCTCGCAGCCGCCACCGTTCGGGCACCACCACAGCTTGAACCAATTCCGGCGCACCGCATCGCGGAAGTGGGCACGCCAGTCTTTCTGCTGCTTGCCGCTGTCCCGGTGCTTGATCGCGAACTCGCGCCAGGCCAGCGCCACGAACTCGCGCGGGATCCCGGCGTCCTCGGCGAAGTCGAAGATCGGGTCATCGGTGCGGATCGGTCGCTCGCCGGCAGCCCGGCAGGTCTCGATGAAGGCGTTGAAGGTGACCTTCTCCCGCTTGGGCCGGCCAGCCTTGCCTTGGCCAGATTTGCCACCGTCTGCCACACCGGCGGCAGCCGGGGGGGTATGGGGGGGCTTTTCTCCTTTTCCCTTCCCTTCCTCTCCACTCCCCTCCACTCCGGGGGGGGAGGACTCGTCGAGCCCTCGACGATCATCGTGCGGGAATGCCGGATGTTTGAAGGTTGGACGGTCGATTTTCTGGTGCTTCTTCCACCCTGTGACGTGCAGATACTGCTTATCACCGTTGCTATAGAAGGCGATCAGCGAATTCGACGACAGCTCGTCGAGCATTCCCTGAACATCCGTCGAGGAGATATCGTCACCGGGGAAGATTTCGGCCTTCACCGTCTTCGCGCTGGCCACATGATTGCCGGCGTCGTCGCAGAAATTCCACAGACCTATGAACAGCAGTCGAGCCGTCGGCGAGCATTCCATCACCTGCTCGCTGGACCAGAACTCCGGTTTGATTGAGCGGATGCGGGCCATTACTTCTCCCCCAGAAGGTCAGGGGCCGCGTCTCCGGCCCGCCGCGCTTCAGCCCTGGCCTGTTCCTCGGCACACTTGCAGCGATGCTCTGCGCGCTCGGCGTCGGTCATCGGTTCGCTGCTGGCGATGACGTCCAGACAGCGCTGCAGCTGCCGAAGGGTATCGGGCCGTGCTTTCATGGGATGTCCTCCGTTTCTGGTGGACACCCACCCTATGGCACGCCGGCGGCGACGACGCACGCTAACTGCCGCGTTGTGACCCGCGGTTACGCTCATGCCCCACCCCGCTCTGCCGCCGCCTCGGCGTGCTGGCTGACCTGCACAAGCGCGGCCATGACCTGCTGGCAGGCGCGCGAGATGTCATCAGCCTCGTTCGGGGTGATGCGGTTATCGGCCATCGCTTTCGAGACCAGTTCGGCCAGGTCGCCCTTCGCGGCGGCGGCCGACAGCAATGCGGTGATCAGGGTGCCGGACTCAGGTGCATCGACACGCTGCGCGATGAAACCGTGCTCCGCGCAGAGCGCGTGCAGGATGCGGTAATCACCGGTGCGCGCCATCATCGCGTCCGCTTCCTGCAGGCTCAGCAGGTTGCGGTCGGTGTTCGGGTTGACCTTGCCGCGCAGGGTCGCGGCTGACATGCCCATCCTGGGCGCCAGGGCCTCACTGCCGCCCGGGTACTGGTGGACGGTGTCGTAGGCGGCATCAGTGACATTCATGGGCGGTTTTCTCGATTGGAGACGGGGCGGCGACAGCGGCGCACGATGGCGGCATGGACAACGTCACATCAGGGATGAAGGGAGCCCCTCTCCAACGCCAGGCCTGCGGTCACCACACGCACGGGAAAGTTGGAGAGGGGCGCGGAGCGTGCTCATGCGGCGTTATCGGTTCGCAGGCAGTCGTTGGCGGCCTCATCGGGCCAGATGTCCGGACGCAGCTCGGTGAGCGAAACCGCGCCAGCGCTGTGCAGGTGCAGCTGGCGCACAAGGCCGCCATCGAATCGCTGCCCCTTGCTGAGGGCCTTGCGCAGATAGCCGATGGAGGTGCCGGCACGCTTGGCGTATTCCGCCTGATCAGCCGGGCTCAACGTCGAAAGGTAGGTGCGGAGGGTGTCCATGCTGGACATATTACCCTTTGGTAATCTGCGGTCAACACCCTTTGGTCAATTACCGGCAGGTAAGGGAAACTTTGCCTATGGCCGCTACCGACTCCGACATCGTCGCCCTGCGACGCAACCGCCTCCGCACGTGGATTCAAGAGAACCACGATGGCGTCCAGGCATCCTTCGTCGCGGCAGTCTCAATCAATCAAGGCGAGCTCTCAGGGCTGCTGAACGGCAAGAAGTCGTTCGGCGAGAAGAAGGCTCGCTCGCTGGAAGCCGCTGCGCGAATGCCTCCTGGGTATCTGGATAGCGAGCATCCCCTTCCCTCGGACCTGCGCCCGGTCGCAGAGACTGAGAACCGTCCCGGCTATGTTCGCTTCAACCTTTTCGAGGGCGCAGCTGGCATGGGGGCAGGCGTGGTGAACCAAGATTTTCCTGAGGTCATGCAGGAAATGGTCGTTGCAGAGTGGGAGGTGCGCCGCAAGCTCGGGTTCCTTCCAAAGCCTGGACGCATCCAGATCATCACCGGGCGAGGCCCGTCCATGCGGCCGAAGATCGAAGACGGCGACATCGTGTGGATCGACACGGGGTGTGACTTCTTCGACGGTGACGACTACTACCTCATCAGCTACGACGGCGAGACCCAGATCAAGATGCTGCAGAAACGCGTTGATGGGCTCTACGTCGTGAGCGCGAACCCCGAGTTCAAGGAATGGCGCTGTGATCCGGGCGACGTCTCCATCAGAGGCAAGGCTCTGGTGCACGCGGGGTTCCGGCGGTTCTAAGGAAGGATTCAACAGGGGGAAGTGCAATGGCGTTGGTTCAATGCGTGGAATGCGGTCGCGAGGTGAGCGACCGAGCAGCTGCATGTGTGGGTTGCGGTAATCCGATTGGTCATCCTGCCCCGGCCGCTGCGCCGATGGGCGCGCGGCCAGTCTTCAAGACAGCGAAGAGCAGGGGCGCTTACATCGTACTGGGGCTGTTCCTGGGCACGTTGGGCATCCACAACTTCTACGCTGGCTACAACGGTCGAGCTGTATGCCAGCTTCTGATCACGCTGCTTCTTGGATGGCTGCTGCTTCCGCTGTTTGTCGTGGCCATCTGGGCGATCGCCGAGATCATCGCCGTGGACACTGACGCGGCCGGCGACCGCATGGTTTAACCCAAGATCGGGCTGAACCCAGCCCGGCGCGCGGGGTGCGAGCCGCTCCGCGCGTCTCGCTTGGCCTGAGATTTTACCTTTTGGTCATTTTCCTGTTGACACACAATTACCGTCTGGTAATTTAGGCCCCGTCGCCCAGCAACCCGTGCTGGACCGCCGGAGCCCGAGATGGACCACACCGCCCTCAATTCAGCTTCCCGCCGCGCCCAGGCAACCTGGGACAACCGCGAAGACCCGCGCATCGCCGCTGAGGCGGCCATCGACAGCACGGCACTGGAAGCCCTGCGGGCCGCTCCGAACATGCTGGAGCAGACCTTCGGCTACCAGTCGCCAGCCTTTTGGGCCAAGGCTGCCCGTCTGCTGGATGCCCAGCAGGACGCCGCCTTCGCGGCCCTGATCCGCGATGCCCGCGACGCCTACGTCAACGACGAAGTCGAGGACACGGCCGACGACAAGGGCCTGTCTGCCAATGGCGCAATCGACCATCTGCTGGCGCAGGTGGCGGCATGAGCGCCCGAGACAGCTGGTGCCCGCCCAACCACGGCGTATCTCACATGGTGACCCTGAAGCCCGGCTTCCGCGTCACAGCGGTCGACCGCGGGACCTTTGTCGAATGCGCGATTTTCGTCCCCGGCCGCGCCTTTTCCCCTGCGGCCTCTGATGAGTTCTCGTCGGTCGAAGAAGCCCATGAGTGGGGCGAGCGAACCGCAGCGTCCTTCGATTGCATCAAAGGCGGTACCGCATGAGCGCCAGCTTCGATCCCTTCGCCTATCTGTTCGGCTCCCTGCTCTCCGGGCGTCCCGAACCAACCACCAACGCGGGCCGCTACCTACAGCAGCTAGATACCGGCGACGCGCGTTTCACCCGCAGCGGTGAGGACGTCAGCGAAGAACTGCTGGCCGGCCTGCGCCGCATCCAGATCACGACCGCAAAGGAGTCGCCATGAACACCAACGTTCGCCAGATCCGCGAATTCCAGGCCGTGCGCGATGCGATCGCCTGCACTGGCCTGAGCCCGGCGCCGCTGTTCCAGCGCCTCAATGCAGAGCAGCGCAAGGGTCATCGCGGCCTGTCGGTGGTCGACAACGCGCTGCGCCTGCGTCGCCAGTTCCGCGACGAATTCAGCAACCAGCCCGACCCGGAGGCCGCATGAGTTTCGAACAGGCCATCCGGAAGGAGACGGTGCGCATGTCGCTGGAGTTCATGGCCTACGGCGGATTGATCGGCTTCATCGTCGGCGCGTCCGCTGTCCTGATCTTCCAGGACATGTTGCAGGCGGTGATGTCGTGAGCCGGCGACTGACCTACATCCTCGCGCCGCTGGCCATGTGGGCGCTGATCTGCGGCTTCGCAGCGGCCGGCGTCCTGCTCGCTGTCGTGCATGGCAACTACCTGTCGCTGCTGATGGCCCGCGCGGTGCTTGCCGGTGCCGCCTACCAGACCGCACTGGAATGGTTCCGCGCCGAGAAAGCGCTTGCCGAGCGCCGCAGCGGCATCCAGTCCCTGACCTCCGCCATGCCGGTACCGGCGGAAGACCTGCAGTAAATCACTGCCGGCCCGGCCGGCTCAACCGACGAGGTCCCAATGTTCAAGATCGAAAAGAAGGTCGCCACGATCACCAACCTCAACGTGCGCATCGAGAAGCACGGCGAGGAGCGGAATCTGGCGGTCGACATCAGCTTCTCCGTCAGCACGAGCAACCAGGTGCTGGACTACTTCGACAAGGACCTGCGCAAGTCGCTGTTCCGCAAGGCCGCCAAGGGCGAGCAGCAGTCCCTGCCGACCATCGGCGAGCCCCTGACCGAGATCAAGCATCCCGGCCTGGAGCCCATCAAGCTCAGCCACGAATACAAGGGCTACGAGCTGCAGCTGGACGGTGAACTCGATAGCACCCAACCGATCTTCCTCACGGACATGAAGGTGAAGAAGTTCGGCGTGGCGGCGAAGGAAGGCGGCAGCGTCGACCTGACCTTCAAGGCCTCCGGCAACGTGACGCCCGACGAAGTGGCCGAGCTGACCGAAGCGCTGATCCGCCAGTCCGTGGTGCTGACCCTGCAGCAGGGCCAGGCCAACGAAGCCACGCAGCAGGAAGACCTCGCTGCCTGATCCCCCTGCCCTGCGCTTCCCCCTGTGGCGCGGGGCTGACAGCCCGGAACAGACGGGCATCTCTCTAACCGCCCTGGAGCACAACATGACCAGCACCACCACGGCCACCGGCCGCATCCAGCTGTTCGACGTCGACAGCTCGCAGATCCACAGCATCGGCCACGACGCCGACACCAACACCCTCGCTATCCGCTTCACCAAGGGCTATGGCGACAAGCGTGGCCCCGGCTCGCTGTACCACTACGCCAACTTCAGCGCCGAGGAGTTCCAGGCGTTCAAGGACGCCGACTCCCTCGGCAAGCACTTCGGCGAGTACATCAAGAAGTTCCCGGAGAAGTACCCGTACCAAAAGGTCGCCGAGCAGCAGCAGGCGGCCTGACGCGAAACCGGGGGCTATAGCGGCAGCGCCGCCTCACACCTCGCCGGACAGCGTAACCGGCCGCCTGGAAGCCCTGGCAACACCGTCGGGCGTGAAAGCACAGAAGGGAATCGATGTCGGCATGCGGGCATCGAGGCAACACGGCGGTGAGAGCCCCGCGCCGGAGACGTAACCGGCACCCCTATTCCTTCATAGCCGGCCATGCCGGCCGGAGATCCATAGACATGAACGTTCCCGCCGCCCAGCAGCAGCCGCAGACCGCGCTAGCCGCACAGCCGCGCCAGCAGTTCGACCTTAGCCCGCAGACGTTCGAGCAGGCGCTCACCTTCTGCGACTACCTCGCCGACAGCGACCTGGTCCCGAAGGACTTCAAGGGCAAGCCGGCCAACTGCCTGATCGCCATCCAGTGGGGTGCAGAGCTTGGGCTGAAGCCGCTCCAAGCGCTGCAGAACATCGCGGTGATCAACGGTCGCGCCGGCCTGTGGGGTGACGCAGTCATTGCCTTGGTGCGCAGCTCGCCGCTGTGCGAGTACATCACCGAGTCTGACGATGGTCATGAGGCCACGTGCCGGGTGAAGCGCCGCGGCGAACCCGAAGAGATCCGCACCTTCAGCATGGAAGACGCGAAGACGGCCAACCTGCTCGGTAAGCAAGGGCCGTGGACGCAGTACCCCAAGCGCATGCGCCAGATGCGCGCGCGCGCCTTCGCCCTGCGCGACGTCTTCACCGACGTGCTGAAGGGCATGCCTATCGCCGAGGAGCTGATGGACATTCCCCAGGCCGGGACCGGCAGCGGGGACCAGAGTCGCGTGGTGGCGACGGTGCAAGTCGAGAAGGAGCTGCCGATGTACCCGGTCGACGACTTCGCTGCGAATCTGCCGAAGTGGTGGGACATCATCGCCAGCGGCAAGAAGTCGGCAGATGACCTGATCGCCACGCTGCAGACGAAGGCTCGCTTCACCGCCGACCAGCTGAAGAAGATCCGCAATCCGCCCAAGAAAGAGACTGAGGGCGAAGGCGAGCCGCAGAGCGGCGCTGCCGCCGCTGCCGGTGGCGTGAACCAGACTGCGGTGGAGGGCTGAGCATGCGCACCGTGAACCTGATCCAGGGCACCCCCGAATGGCATGCGCACCGCGCGCAGCACCTCAACGCCAGCGACGCGCCGGCGATGCTCGGTGCCTCCACAAACCACTCCCGCACCGATCTGATCCGGGAGCTGGCTGCGGGCGTGCCGCGCGAGTTCAGCGACTTCGTGCAGGAGCGCGTTATCGACCCGGGCCATGAGTTCGAGGCCCAGGCCCGCGCTATTGCCGAGCAGCTGGTAGGCGAGGATCTCTACCCCGTTACCGGCGTGGTCGGGAAGTACTCTGCCAGCTTCGACGGCCTGACGCTGCTGGAGGACATCGCCTGGGAGCACAAGCGCCTGAACCAGACGCTGCGCGATGCCATGTTCGACGGCTGCACCGGCACCGACCTGCCGCTGATGTACCAGATCCAGATGGAGCACCAGGCGATGGTCTCCGAATGCGAGCGCGTGTTCTTCATGGCTTCCGAGTGGCGGCAGGCTTCCGGCGGCTGGGAACTGGTCGAGGAGCGGCACTGCTGGTACACGCCGAACCCGGAGCTGCGTGCGCGCATCGTCGCAGGCTGGGCGCAGCTGGAAGCAGACGTTGCGGCTTTCGAGCCGGGCCCGGCCAGCGAGCCTGTGCCGGTCGGCCGCGCCCCAGAGACCCTGCCGGCGCTGAGCATCCAGGTCACCGGCATGGTCACCGCCTCCAACCTGGCCGAATTCAAGGAAAACGCGCTGGCGGTGCTGGGCTCGATCAACCGGGAACTGCAGTCCGATGAGGACTTCGCCGACGCCGAGAAGACGGTAACCTGGTGCAAGGGGGTCGAGGAACGCATCGAGGCGACGAAGCAGCAGGTTCTGGGCCAGACAGCCGACATCGATGCGGTTTTCCGCACGATGGATGATGTGGCGGCCGAGACCCGCAAGATTCGCCTGGAGCTGGACAAGCTGGTCACGAAGCGGAAGGAAGAGCGCCGCACGGAGATCGGCAACGCCGCCCGCCGCGCGGTGATCGACCACATCCAGGGAATCAACGAAACGCTGGGCGCGCACGCCGTTCCCGTGCCGGCCACACTGGTTGCGGATCTGCAGGCTGCCATCAAAGGCAAGCGCTCCTTCTCCAGCATGCAGGACGCGGTCGACGCGGTGGCTACCAATGCCAAGATCACCGCCAGCCAGGCGGCCGACCGCATCCGCGCCAACATCGCCATCCTGGCCGAGCAGCCGGACTATGCCACCCTGTTCGCCGACCGGGTGCAGCTGTGCGCCAGCAAGGCGCCGGACGACCTGCGCAACCTGGTGGCCGCGCGGATCTCCGAACACCAGCAGGCCGAGCAGGAGCGCCTGGACGTCGAGCGCGAGAAGATCCGCAAGGAGGAGGAGGCGCGCGCGCAGAAGGCGGCAGCCGACGCCGACGCCGAGCAGGCCGCCCAGGCAGCGCAGACGGCAGCGGCCCAGCAGCAGACCGAGCCGGTGGCAGCCGCTCCGGCATCTGCAGCGGCGCGCACCGCTCCGACGGCAGTGGCCAGCGCCCCGGCACCGACCGCCGCTTCGCGCGAGGTCGTCAAGATCAAGCTGGGCGACATCAACGCGCGCATTGCCCCGCTCTCGATCAGCGCGGACGGGCTGGCCATGCTGGGGTTCAAGCCGATCAACGCCACCGGCGCGGCGAAGCTGTACGACCAGGCGCAGTTCCCGGCCATCTGCCGGGCCATGATCGACGGCCTGCAGGACGCGGCCAACAGCTACCCGCTGGCCGCCTGATGGAACTCTGGCGCACCAGCGAACTGCGGGTCCTGCGCCAGATGGAGGGCCGCGACGCGATGACCGTCGCGGCTGCCCTCGGCCGCTCGCCCCGCGCGGTCCAGGACATGGCCCGCTGCCAGGGGATGTCCGTACCGCGCCAGCCTCACGCCAGGTACTGGCCGGCCACCACCAAACGCCGCGCCCGGCAGCTCCGGGCCAGCGGCAACACCGTCAACCAGATCAGCGCCGCGCTGGGTGTCCCGTTCGGGACCGTGCGCCGCTGTGTCTACGAAGGAGCAGCAGCATGACCAGCATCCACGTGAAGCCCGTCTTCAGCGGCGCCACCGATCGCGAGAAGGAGCAGGACCGGCAGAAGCTGGCCAGCGACATCGCGCGCTTCAAAGCCGCCGGCGGCGAGGTCCAGATCTTGGGCAATAGCGGCATCGACAAGAGCACGATCAGCCGCCGCCAGGTGGTTGAGGGTGGCCACGGTCGCCGCGGCGGGAAGAAGGCGGCCAACGCATGATCCGCCGCCACCAGCTGTTCCGGCATGAGCCGCACAACGAGATCTACGGCGACTGCCATCGAACCGCGATCGCTTGCCTGCTGGATAAGGAGCCGTGGCAGGTTCCGCACTTCACCCAGCTTGCGCACACGACTCCCGGATACGACTGGGAATCTGGTGTCGCGGCCTTCTTGGCTACGCACGGGCTTTGTTCTGTCGACGTCGTATTCGGACCAGAGAACGGCGTGGAGGGGATTTTCCGCTTCATGCAGAACCGGAACCCTCGCGCGTTCTACCTGCTGGGCGGCACCAGCCCAAGGGGCACGAACCACACCGTCGTCTGCTGTGGCGACGGCTTCTATTGGGATCCGCACCCGGACAGTGACTTCCTGGACGGTCCGCTCTCCCACGGCTTCTACGAGCTCACCTTCCTGATGCCGCTGGCAATGCAGATGCAGGAGGCCGCATGAGCAGCTGTCCCTTCTGCCGATGCGACCCGTACCACTACGTAGATGTAGGCGTTTGCTACGTGCCCGTGGCGATCACCTGCTGCGACATGGGTATCTCCCTGCACGCAGAGAAGAAGACCGAGCGAGCCGCTGCGCGCCGCATCCTCCGCCTGCGTAGCAGCCACTCACCACGGCGCAAGGCCCGCGCCCAGAAGCTGCTGGCCCGCATGGAAGCTGGAGAGTACCCATGAGCCGCCACATCGGCCGCCGGGCGCCGAAGGAAACGCTGGGGTTCGCCTGGGGCCGGTTCCCCACCAACGACGGCAGCGCGGTCACCTGGCGCCTGTACCGCCGCGACCACCGCCGTGCGCTGCACATGCACGCGGAGACCTTCTTTGCCCACGAAGACCGTGCGGTGATCGCCGGCCGCCTGCGCCGCGCGCGCCGGTCCCTGCGCGACAAGGTCGATGTGATCGACCTGCAGGCGATGGGCGTCACCGATCTGGAGCAAGCCGCATGACCTACATCCATCCGAACGACCGGGTTTACGCGCTGGAGCGTGCCCTGGCCGCTGCCGTTGCCCAAGGCGAAGACCGCAAGGTGCAGGACGACCTGCGCGAGATCCTGGCCGAAGCCCGCCGCGAGGCCCGGGGATGAGCGGCCTGGTGCTGGTGCCGGCGCCGGAGGTCCCGGGCATTCCCGCCCGGATGCGGCAGCCGACGAAGGACGCCTATCGCCAGTGGCTGACCCAGGCCAACGAGCGCATCGAGCATCTGCAGGCCGAAGTGGCTGAGCTGCGCGCAGGCGACAGCACCAGCACCACCCGGCCGAGCTTGGTTACCGACCTGATCACCGCTGCAACTGCCCTCGGGCACCACGAAACGCTGCGCAGCAGCAGCGACGAAACCATCGACTACTGGCGCACGCGCGTTGAGCAGCTGCGCGCCGAACTGGAGAACTGAAATGGATGATGTCTACAGCGTGCTCAGCGAGAAGGTCATCAGCAGAGCTCTGCCCCACCCCGTCGCTGAACTTCCGCCTTCGCCACCATCGGCCCTCCGAAACCTTGCGATCGACCAAGCTTCGATCTGGAGCGAACTGCGTTCTCCGATCTCGGGTGAGGTTGTGTTGGTGACCGAATCGCATCCCTGCGCCCTGGCGTCGCTTCCGCAGAAGGTGGCCGCCAATGGCTGACGGCTCCCGCGCCCCCGAGATTCGCGTCGCGCGCAAGACCCGCCCGATGCTGGTAGCCGACCTATTCTGCGGCGCCGGCGGCTTGTCCAACGGCACCGCACGCGCCATGCGCCAGTTGGGCCTGCCGGTCCAGATGATCGGCGTGAACCACTGGCCGGTCGCCATCGAGACGAACCGCCGCAACCACAAGGAGCATGCGGACCGCATCCACTGCGCGGACCTGGAGTCGGCACTGCCGCTGACCATCGTTCCCGAGGGCAGGCTGGACCTCCTCACTGCGGCCCCCTCCTGCGTCTTCCACAGCCGTGCGCGCGGCGGCCGGCCAGTGCACGACCAGCAGCGCATGGACCCGTGGCACGTCGTGCGCTGGTGCACCGAGCTGCGCGTCGCCCGCGTGCTGGTGGAGAACGTGCCGGAGTTCATGGACTGGGGCCCGTGCAGCCTAGTCACCGGTCGGCCGATCAAGTCACGCCGCGGCGAGTACTTCCGCGCGTGGGTTGCCGCCTTGGAGGCTGTGGGCTTCAAGGTGGACTGGAAGGTCGTATGCTGCGCCGACTTCGGCGACGCCACGACCCGCCGACGGTTCTTCCTGATCGGCCGCAGCGACGGCAAACGGTTGTCCTGGCCCGAGCCCACTCACGACCGTGTGGGCGGTACCGACCTGCTGGGCAGCCGGCCACGCTGGCGCGGTGCGCGCGAGGTCATCGACTGGACGATGACCGGCAAGAGCATCTTCACCCGCACGAAGCCGTTGAAGCCAAACACCCTGCGGCGGATCCTCGCCGGTGCAGTGAAGTACAGCTGGCCCCGGCCTTACATCGATGCCGTGCAGGCCCTGCTCGACGGCCACGCTCCGCGACTGGTGTTCAGCCGCGCCGAAGCTGTGGCCCTGGGCCTGGTCAGCGCGGACCCGATGCTGGTCCACCTGCGCGGCACCAGCGAGCAGCACCTGCAGGCCACGGCGAAGTCCGCCGACGAGCCGCTGCCGACGCTGACAGCCGGCGGCAGCCACGTTGGGCTGGTGCTGGCCACCAGCAGCGGTGGCGCAGCGCGCGACCTGGACCAGCCGCTGCCCACCATCACCACCGGCGGTGCGGGCGCCGAGCGCCCCGGCTGTGCACGGCCACAGCTGGTGGAACCGCTGGTGATGGCCACTGCCAGCGGAGGGACCGCGCGTAGCGTCGATAACCCGGTCCCCACGATCACGACGGGCGGCAATGGCGCGCGGCCGCACCTGATCGAGCCCATCATCGTTCCGACCTCGAACACCAGCAGCGCCGGCGTGCCGCGCTCTGCCGCTGAGCCGATCCGGACCGTAACCACCGCCAAGGGCGGCGACCAGGCGCTGGCTGTGCCGCTGGTGGCGCAGTACTACGGCGCCACGGTCACCGCGCAGTCCGTGGCTGAGCCGGTGCCGTCGGTCACCACCAAGGCACGCTTCGGCCTGGCCGAGCCGGTGGTGATGCGCGGCAATGTGGGCACTGGCCGAACCGGCGATATGCGCCCGGCAAGCGAGCCCATGCCCACCATCACGTGCTCCGAATCCCTGGCGCTGGCCGAGCCGTTCACGATGCCGGTGACCCACCACGGTGGAGATCGGGTGCGCGGTGTGGATGAGCCCCTGCCGACGATCACCGGCGCCAACCGGGGCGAGTTGGGCCTGGCCGCAGCTGCTGCAGACGTCGCGGATGAGGTCAGCATCGACATCAACTACCGGATGCTGCATTGGCGCGAGCTGTCTAGGGCCACGTCGTTTGACGACGAGGGCGAGGTGTACGACTTCGCCGGTAACGCCACCGAGATCACCAAGCAGCTCGGTAACGCGGTGCCCAACCGCACCGCGAAAGCCTTAGGAATGGCGCTGATGAGGGACGCAGCATGAGCGCTCGCCGCCACCAGGTAATGCACGTGCGCCGGAAGATCACCGGCCGCCCACTGGTCATCGCGAAGGACGCACGCACCGTGCGGGAGTTGCTGCGCCGCCACCTCCGCGAAGAAGGGATGCGGCTGATGGACCTGGCCCCTGCATGGGGCCGCAGCTCACACACCGTCTATTCCCTGTTCGCGGTGAACCGTCCACTGGCGCCCGAGCACCTGGAGGCATCGATACAGGCGCTCGGTCTGGACGAATTCGATGCCAACGAACTCCGCCTGCAGGGAGCCCGCGAGGCCGGCTGGCAGATCGACCCCACCTTCCTTCTGGAGAAACGAGCATGACCACCGACAACAAGACCCTGGCGGACGCGCAGCCAGGTGGGAGGGTGAGGCTGGGGGATCAGACCCGCGCCACGATCAGCGACGAGCTTCTGAGCAGCATGGCCTATGCGGTCCCGGGCGCAGTCGAGACGACCGACAAGGCAAAGAAAGTCGCAGCGCGGGTTGTGGAAATCTACCTCTCTGCCCAGCCGCGCTACCTCACCGACGCCTACGACATGGGATTCAGAGACGGCCAAGCCCTCTCCGCCCAGCCCTCCCCGGGTGGTCAGGGGGACGGCGTGTCAATCAGCGACGATGATCGCGCGGTGCTACAGCGCTTGCAGGATGCACTGCCGACCGCAGGGATCAATGGCTGGGCCAAGGGCGTGGATGTTCTGGAACGCCTGCTGCGCGAATCGCTCGCCGCCCGCCAGCCGGTGGCATCAAATCAGTCGTCCGGAAATTCCGGAGAACTGCCCGTTGATAGCCAGCCGGTGGGGGAGCCGGTGTGCAGCGGCGGATTTGTGATCTCCAACGGCAGTGGCGAGATGTACATGGCGTGGGGTCAGGTAGGCCCCGAGTGGACAGCAGACAGGTCGACCGCGCTGTGGCTGGTTCGTCGTGCCGATGCTGAGGCGCTGGCAGCAGAGAATGAGGATGCGTGGTCCATCCTGCCGGTCGAGCGTTGCGCACTGCCACCGAACGGCTGGGTGTGCACGCTGGCAGCAGGGCATGAGGGTCCGTGCCCGACTATCGCCGCCCCGACCGCGCAGGCGATGGACACGTGGGCTGTGATCGAACGTGTGGCGAAGAATTGGGACGGGTGCAGCATTGGCCCTGCGATTCGCGCTGAGGCCGAGAAGGTGATCGGCCAGCCGGCCCAGGCCGTGGACCTGGGCGACTTCAAGGCGCTGTATCGAGCCTACGTGTGCCTGCTGGAGTCTGGCCGGGATCGCATCCGGGATCTTGGCGGCACCTGCGATCCGGTCGACGTGATGGAAGCCAACGACGTTGACCTGCAGGCTGCGCGGCGCGTTCTCGACAGCCAGGCGGTGGGCAATGGCTGAGCGAGCCTCAGCTGCTGCGGCCCAGCTCCGCGATGTGCCTCTCTACGGCCACCATCGCCAGCTGCATAGCATCGCCCTTGTTACGGATCACGCCTTCAATGCGCAGCTCCACGGCGACGCCATCTACCTCAGCCGAGTACAGAAAAACGTCGTCGATGCGGCTGGTGACGGTCAGCAGGAATCTGTGGCCCTGTATCACCCCTCGCATCGTTCGGCGGTAGCCACCGGTCTTCATTGGCAATGCGGGGTTGTGGGCGTTCGACAATTTACCTATGTCGTTCAGGACATGAAAGAGCCAGTTTTGGCGTCACCAGAATCTCGCAGCCCGGTTGGCTCTGCATTCTGTCGGATCGAGCGTTCGGGCTACAGCACGCGCCGCGGCGATCCCGCCCGCCATGGCCTCCTCTCGGGTGGCGAAGTCAGCGCCTGCGTGTACCTGCTCCAAGAACACGTCCTCCCCCGACGCGTATACCAGGCCCATGGACTTCCACAGATTCGGCACACAGCTGTCCTGACCAGCTACCGCCACAAGCCTAAACCCACCCTCGCGCTCGTCCACACAGTCCCCCTCCCTGAGTCCAGGCGCCGACAGTACTCCCCCGATGGAGCGTGGGCGTGAAGGCCGACCTGCTGCAGGGCACCGACGTGCCCGACTACCGAGAGGTGGGGCACTTTCTGGCCAGCCTGTCGGGGGTGGACCTCGCCAAGGCCAGCAAGGCCACCGTGCGCACCTGGGAGGCCCGCGGCCTGGCCCTGATCGAGCTGTCCCGCGGGGACCGGGCCGAAGCCGAACGCATCATGGCCCCCGTATCGAAACGCCGCCGCCGCGGCACCAATCTGGCCGCCGCCGGCGCGCCGAAGGAGGAAGCATGAACGACCCCATCACCCTGCCCCGCGTCCCCAACCTGCTCCGCCTGAAAGAAGTCAGCGCGAGGACCGGTCTGGCCAAGAACACCATCTACGATCGGATCCGCCGCGGGGAGTTTCCTGCGCAGATTGACCTCGGCGGCAACTGTTCGGCCTGGTCTGAGGACGAAATCAACGCGTGGATTCGGTCCAAAATGGAGGCCCGCAACGTCGATGAGCGCGGCCTACCCAAGGCTGCATGA